GTTTTGGTACGGCAGGTACTGCAGCAGGAGATGCCAGTGGTGGGGGACCAACATATGAACCACTAAGAACCTATTATATGGATGGAATTTTTCCTACGGAGATCTCAACCATAGATCTTTCATATGAAAGTGGGGATGCAATTGAAGAGTATACAGTTACCTTCCAGGTTCAATACTGGATCGCAGGTTCTGATTCAAGCACTGCTGCTCCAACTGATCAAACTGGCACTGTTGTGGTGTGATAAATAGTCCAATAAAGGGCATCATTAAATAAATCATGGCTAAATTATTTGGGTTCTCGATAGAGGACAACGAACCACAATCGTCGGGTATAGTCTCTCCCATTCCTCCTAACAATGAGGATGGGAATGACCATTATTTGACGAGTGGTTTTTTTGGTCAATATGTAGATATTGAAGGTGTCTATAAGACAGAATTTGAATTAATTAGAAGATACCGTGAAATGGCATTACACCCTGAGTGTGATAGTGCTATTGAAGATATTATAAATGAAACTCTTGTATCTGATTCTAATGACAGTCCTGTTGAGATTAATCTTGATCATTTAAATGCAAGTGATGGAATCAAGACTAAGGTAAGAGAAGAGTTTAAGTTTATTCTAGAACTTTTAGATTTTCAAAAGAAGGCTCACGAAATCTATAGAAATTGGTATATTGATGGAAGATTATATTATAATAAGGTAATAGATTTAAAGAAACCCCATGAGGGAATTCAGGAATTAAGATATATTGACGCAATTAAAATGCGTTATGTAAGAAAACAGAAGAAAAATAATAAGGATCGTCTATCAAATATTAATACTAGTAATCCGATGGATTATGAGTTTCCTGAGTTAGAAGAATATTACTTATATACTCCAAAGGATGTATATCCTACTGTTACTCCTTCTTCAATGGGAGGTGATCAGGGGGTTAAATTTACCAGAGATTCAATTACATATTGTACCTCTGGGTTAGTAGATAGAAATAAGGGATCAACTCTTTCATATTTGCATAAGGCAATTAAGTCACTCAATCAACTTAGAATGATTGAGGATAGTCTGGTTATCTACAGATTATCTCGTGCTCCAGAACGAAGAATTTTCTATATTGATGTTGGTAATCTACCGAAAGTAAAGGCAGAGCAATATCTCCGTGACGTGATGATGAGATATCGTAACAAACTTGTATACGACGCATCTACTGGAGAGGTTCGAGATGACAAGAAGTACATGGCAATGCTTGAAGATTTCTGGCTGCCTAGAAGGGAAGGAGGACGTGGAACTGAAATTTCTACTCTTCCTGGAGGACAGAATCTTGGAGAAATCACAGACATCGAATACTTCAAGAAGAAACTATTCAAGTCATTAAATGTTCCTATCTCTAGAATAGAAGGAGATGGTGGATTTAATCTTGGAAGATCTTCTGAGATACTTCGTGATGAAGTAAAATTCAGTAAGTTTGTTGGACGTTTGAGAAAGAGATTCTCAGCAATGTTCAGTGATATGCTAAGAACTCAATTGCTTCTTAAGAACATTATTACCCCAGAAGATTGGGATATAATGCAAGAGCACATCCAATTTGATTTCTTATATGATAATCATTTTACTGAATTAAAAGAAGCAGAATTACAGAACGAAAGATTGGCCCTACTTGGTGCAACAGAACCTTATATTGGTAAGTACTATTCTCAAGATTGGGTTCGTCGTAAAGTATTGCGTCAGACTGATGAAGAGATTAGGGAACAGGATCAATTAATAGAACAAGAAATAGCAGATGGTGTTATTCCTGATCCTGCAGATATGATGCTGGATCCAGAAGGAACTGGTGGAATGAGACCAATGCCATTCCCAGAAGAAGAACCGCAACCAGATGTAGCGGATGCTCCTTTAAGATCTAGTGCGGTAGACACTGCAACTACTGCAGATACAATAAACCAACTCCCAACACCGAAGGGTGGAGAGATATAAATACAACTAGTTAACATTTGAACACACTTAAAATGGATGAATTAATGGATATGATTGGTGCTGATGAGTCTGCTTCTCAAATAACTGATAAGATTAAAGATCTTTTATATACGAAGTCGGCAGGAAAAGTGGATGCAGCTCGCCCTGTGGTAGCAAATTCTCTTTTTGGTGATGGTGTTTTAGGTGCTACTTCTGAACCTGAAGCGGAAGAGGTTTCTTCTGAAGAAGATACAGAAGAATAATTGCTAAATAACTATTAAATGGACTTTAAAGAATAATGGCACATAGACCAGTAGTTGGAACAGGGATGTCAGTGGCAACGGCGTTAGCGTCAGCTGCTTCAACATCTTTTGCAATTGAATCCCAATATGTGAGATTGACTCCTGTAACTGAAGGAGTACATGTTTCCATTTCACAAACTTCATTATCTCCTACCGCAACATCCTCAGACTATTATATTCCTGCAGGAACTTCGGATACTCTTACATTGCAAAGATATTCTTGTGGAGTGGCAGGAGTTACAACAAGTGATACGGCAACGATCATTGATTGTCCTGAAGGAATGCAAGTTCCTTTTAGTGTTGGTAACTATGTCAGTTTCAGGGCTGGTATTGCTACAATACCTGACTTTGATTTTAATCATGCAAGAGTTACTGATGTTAATACAACTAACGGAGTTCAAGGATATCACCAGACTCGATTAACATGTGATGCTAATACTGGTGGAATGATGACATCATATGCTGGACAAGCAAATACTGGTGGAACTTTATATTCATCCGCAAGAATCGCTGCCAGAAGTGATGGTGGTGCAGGTGGACTTCATATTATACAAGTTCAAACTACAGGGGATGCCTGATGAAACTCATTAGAGAAGAAATTGAAAGTGTAGAATTTCTCGTTGAAAATCGCAACGGCAAGAAGTCTATGTATATTGAAGGAGTTTTCCTTCAAGGAAACATTAAAAACCGTAATGGTAGAATGTATCCGATGGAGACACTTCGTAAAGAAGTTGCTCGTTATAATGAGAATCATGTTCAGTCAGGAAGAGCACTTGGAGAGTTGGGTCATCCCGATACTCCTACTGTGAATCTCGACAGAGTTTCTCATAAAATAGTATCACTTAAAGAAAGTGGTTCTAACTTCATTGGTAAAGCTAAGGTTCTTGGTACACCAATGGGTAAGATTGCATCTTCACTTATTGACGAAGGTGTAAAATTAGGTGTTTCATCTCGTGGTATTGGTTCATTGAAACCAACCCGTGAAGGTGTAAACATAGTCAGTGATGACTTTATGTTAGCAACTGCTGCTGACATCGTTGCTGATCCTTCTGCTCCCGATGCTTTTGTATCAGGAATTATGGAAGGTAAGGATTGGGTATGGGATGGAGGTATTTTGCGTGAGAAGTTCGCACATAAGACCTATAAAACCATCAATACATTGGTTGATCAGAAAGCATTAGACGAGAAAAAACTCGATCTATTTAATGATTTCTTATCAAATATATAAAACTTCTAAATAAATATAGGTTTTAATTACAGGAATTCGGAGAGTTTACAAATGTCTCGTGGCACAAAATTACAAAGCATGGAAGAGGCTGTAACCCAATCTAAGACTGCGGTTAATGCTAACGCTAAACCAGCAGAACCAATTGGTAAGTTACAGAATACTCCTCAAGGGCTTACACCCGTAGAAGATTTAGGTGGACCAACACCTGAAAATTATAGTCCTACTAATGATTCAGCGAAGCTGAAGACACCTGGCGGTACTCTCAAACAGGTAAAAGACGTGGTAAATAAAAACGCAGTTAAGGCAGAAGAAGTCGAAACTGAAGAACCAATAATTTCTGAAGCAGAAGGTGCTGAAGAAGAGGAGGAGAAGCGCAAGGAAGATGATGATCTTGCGGGAGCTCCTAATTCTAAGAAGAAGAAAAAGAATGGTGATGATGACGACGTTAAAGAGGACTACAACATGGAAGATGATGTAAATGCTCTTTTAGGTGGCGAAGAACTCACCGAAGAATTTAAGGCAAAAGCAAAGACAATCTTTGAAGCTGCCATAAATGCAAAAGTTGCTGAAATCCGTGCTACTATTGAAGAGGAGCATGAGGCAAGAATCTCTGAAGAACTTGCCGAAGAGAAAGAAGCACTTCAAGAACGTGTTGACTCTTATCTTGAGTACGTCTCAGATGAGTGGATGGAAGAGAATGTTCTTGCCATCGAGCACGGTCTTAAGACTGAACTGACTGAATCATTCCTCTCTGGAATGAAGAGTCTTTTTGAAACTAATTATGTTACAATCCCTGATGATAAATACGATGTGCTGGAAAGCATGGTAGAAAAACTAGATGATATGGAAACCAAGCTCAATGAGCAAATAGAAAAGAATATCGGATTAAACAATAGACTTGCTGAGTCTGTTGCTGATGGTATCCTTGACACTGTTTCTGATGGATTAGCGTCCACCCAGAAGGAGAAGCTCGCTTCACTTGCTGAAAGTGTAGAGTTTGAAAGTGAGACAGAATATCGTGAAAAGTTGGAGACCCTTAAGGAATCTTATTTCCATAAGTCTTCAAGTGCTAAAACTGAAACGTTAACTGAAGGAGAAGACGCTGCACCAGAATCTTATACTGGTTCAATGGCTGGTTACCTGAAGACACTTTCATCGTTTAAGCAATAAACTGAATTAAATATTAAATCAAACTAAACATTTATAGGTAAAAAGCAAATGTTCCAATCAGAACACTTGCAGGAAAAGTGGAAGCCCCTTCTAGAAGCAGAGGGTTGTGAAGCAATCACAGACCCTCATCGTAAGGCGGTTACTGCAGTCCTGCTCGAAAACCAAGAAAGATTTTTAAGAGAGACTAGTTCTTTCGAGAACCACGGAATGCTTAATGAAGCAGTTCCAACAAACAGTACTGGATCTAATACATCTCCAGGTGCTGGTTCAGGAAACGCTGGCTTTAGTGCTAGTGCAACTGCATCAGGTCCTGTTGCTGGTTTCGACCCAGTTCTTATTAGTCTAATTCGTCGTTCAATGCCTAACTTGGTCGCATATGACCTAGCTGGTGTTCAACCGATGTCTGGACCTACTGGACTTATCTTTGCGATGAGATCCAAGTACAATAAGATGGCTGGTGGATCAGGTGGTCAGGAAAGTACTGAAGCATTCTACAACGAACCAGATTCAGCATTCTCTGGACAGAACAAGGTCTTTGGCCTTACTGAGGGAATGGTTGACGCTTCTGTAGGTTTAGGTACTACAGCACAGTCTGGTAACAACCCTGCTGCACTTAACCCAGTTGGTACTGCTACATCCACAGGATCTGGCGGCTACTCAGTTGGTGAAGGTATGGCCACCAACGAGGCAGAAGGTTTAGGAGACGGCGATGCTGCCTTCAACCAGATGGCATTCTCAATCGAGAAAGTCACCGTTACTGCTAAGTCCAGAGCCCTCAAGGCAGAGTACAGTCTAGAACTTGCTCAAGACTTGAAAGCAATTCATGGTCTTAACGCTGAAGCAGAACTTGCTAACATCCTTAGTACTGAGATACTTGCTGAGATTAACAGAGAAGTTATCAGAACTATCTACAAGGTTGCTGAGCAGGGTGCTGTACAGAACGTTGCAACTCCAGGTATATTTGACCTAGACGTTGACTCAAACGGTCGTTGGTCTGTTGAGAAGTTCAAAGGACTTCTATTCCAGATCGAGAGAGATGCTAACGCAATCGCTCAAAGAACACGTCGTGGAAAGGGTAACATCATCCTTTGCTCTGCTGACGTAGCATCTGCATTAACAATGGCTGGTGTACTTGATTACACTCCTGCACTTAATGCTAACCTTCAGGTTGATCCTGCTGGTAACACATTTGCTGGTGTTCTACAAGGTAAGTATCGTGTATACATCGATCCTTATTCTGCTAACATTGGTGGTGCTACACAGGCTGGTAACACAAGTCCTGGTAACCAGTACTACGTTGTTGGTTATAAGGGTTCTTCACCTTATGATGCTGGAATATTCTACTGCCCTTACGTTCCACTACAGATGGTTCGTGCAGTTGGAGAAAACAGTTTCCAACCAAAAATTGGCTTTAAGACTCGTTATGGTCTTGTTGCTAACCCATTTGCGGATGGTAAAGGTCAAGGTATGGGTAACCTCCATATTAACGCTAACCGTTACTACAGACGTGTTGCTGTTAAGAACCTCATGTAAGAAGAAAGGATATATATCCTCTTACAACAAAGACTCTCCTTCGGGAGGGTCTTTTTTTTATAAATAAATACGATCTCACTACAGTGGGACAAAGAACACATTACCTCAAGGAGGATACTATGGCTATGAATCCATACGAAATGCGGTGGGACTATTTACAGACCGCACAAACAAGATTAGAAAACAAATTAGCAAATGACATCTCAAAATGGGATGCATTAAAGGAAGCAGGGATTGACCCAGGAGAATATCCAGAATATCCAACAGCAA